GAACAAGATTTATTAGAGGCATCTGCTCAAAAGCCTATAGATCAAGAACAGTTTATGTTGCTAGAACATATTGCACAACAAGTAGAAAAATTAGAAAAGACTCAAGAACAAAACATGACCAACAAAGTTAATATTGAAAGAATCCAAAAAGATATTGATAAAATATTAATTGATGTTGAGAAATTAAAAGATTCAGTAAGAGCAAATCTTGGTAAATTAAATGGTAATCACTAATGACAGAAACAGCACTTATATTTGCACTTTGTTTATTTATAGCTGGTAATTTAGTCGAGCATAGATACCAAGATAGCTTATCAACTTGCCTTAAAATGAAAAGAGAGGCGACTAGAAATATGGACATGAATAATAAACAGTTTATGTGTGGAGAAGTTATGGCAGAATTAGAAACTAATATTGATGGTAGTAAAAGCATTAAAAAGATTATAAAGTCTAAAGAATGAAATTTATTTTAGCCTTTACTATCTGTTCTGCAATTACTGGTTACTGTAACAATACAATGACACTTCCTACTAAATTTGATTCATGGTCAGAATGTGTAGGTGCTGGTGGTAAATTAATACAATCTTTCTCAGTTGAAATGAAAGATAGAATTGAAGAAAGAAAATTATATATGAATTATTTTTGTAATGAAAATCACTCTAACAAAACCCCAACTTAAAGTTAGTTCATCAAAAGCAAGATTCAGAGTTCTTATTTCAGGTCGTAGATTTGGTAAGACTTATTTAGCTGTAACTGAAATGATGAAATATGCTTGTCAGCCAAACAGAAGAATTTGGTATGTAGCACCAACATTTAAAATGGCCAAAGAGATTGTATGGTCTACACTTAAAGAAATGCTTAATCAGTTTAATTGGATTGAGGATATTAACGAAACCACAATGACAATTACTATTAGACAATCTAATAGCACTATCTCATTAAAAGGTGCTGATAACTATGATTCACTTCGAGGTACAGGATTAGACTTTTTAATCTTAGACGAGTTTGCAGATATTGATAAACGAACTTGGTATGAAGTATTAAGGGCATCTGTATCAGATAGATATTCAAGAGATAAAAGTAGTGGTCATGTATTATTCTGTGGAACACCTAAAGGTTATGGAAACTGGTCATACGAACTTTACCTAAAAGGAAAGCAAGATGAAGATTGGGAGTCTTTTCAATTTACTACAATACAAGGTGGTATAGTTAGTGCTGAAGAAATAGAACAAGCTAAACAAGATATTGATATTAGAACTTTTAGACAAGAGTTTGAGGGTACATTTGAAAACTATGCTGGTGCAGTTTATTATAATTTCCACCCTGTAGATAATGTTGTTAAGAAACAAATAGATTGGTCTAAACCTTTACACATAGGAATGGACTTTAACGTAGACCCAATGTCAGCTTGTGTAGGGCAAATAGAAAAAGATAAAGTTTATTTTTTAGATGAGATAATAATTTATGGCTCAAATACTGATGAAATGGTGCAAGAAATACACGATAGATATGGTACTAAAATGCAAATCTTTATTTACCCTGACCCAGCATCTAAACAAAGAAAAACATCTGCTGGTGGACGAACTGATTTAAGCATATTACAAAATGCTGGTTTTAAAGTTAAAGTTAAACATAAACACCCAGCGATTAGAGATAGGGTCAATGCTGTTAATAGTAGACTAAAAGATTCTAATGGCGAAAGACATATTTTTGTTTCACAATCTTGCAAAACCTTGATAAAAGGTTTACAAAGACAAATATACAAGGAGAATACAAATATTCCTGATAAGGAAGATGGATTCGATCATATGAATGATGCTTTAGGTTATATGATTGATTATTTAAAACCATTAACCACTCAGGCTGTTTATTCTCCACCAACAAGATGGGCAATTAAATAATTATGGCATACACCAGAGATCAAGCTACAGAAGTACATAAGGATTATCAAGAAACAGTTAATAATTGGGAGTACTATATTAGATCGTATAATGGTGGTTATGATTATATGACAGGTCAATATCTAAACAGATATAATTTAGAACTTGATAACGAATTTAATCAAAGACTTGCAAACACTCCATGTGATAACCATTGTAAAAACATCATTCAAATTTATTCATCATTTTTATTTAGAGTTAGACCAAGCAGAGACTTTGGTTCATTAGCTGAAGAACCTAGTTTAGAATCATTCTTAAAAGATGCTGACTTAGAGGGTAACAATTTAAACTCAGTAATTAAACAAGCACAAAACTACGCATCAATCTATGGTCATTGTTTTATGATTTTAGATAAGCCTAATATAACTACAAACACTAGAGCAGAAGAATTAGATCAAGATATTAGACCATACTTATCAATCGTAACTCCTGAGAATGTTTTAGATTGGAATTTTGAAAGACAACTAAATGGTAAATACGAATTAAACTATTTAAAAGTCAGAGAAGAAGTTGATAGACAAGGTGGTACATACATGAGAATTTGGTACAACGATAGAATTGATACTATCTATATGCCACAAAGAGAAGAACCTAGATTGATAGATACTGTTGATAATATGATTGGTAAAATACCAGCAGTTATTTTGTACAATGCTAAATCTCACAAAAGAGGCATTGGCCAATCTGATTTAACTGATATTGCTGACCTACAAAAATCTATCTACAATGAATATTCTGAAATGGAACAATTAATCAGATTAACTAACCACCCATCATTAGTTAAAACTCCAAGTGTAAATGCGAGTGCTGGTGCTGGTGCTGTTATTGAAATGCCTGATGAATTAGAGCCAAACTTAAAACCATATTTACTACAACCATCTGGCCAGAACTTACAAGCTATTATGGACTCAATAAATAACAAAGTTGAATCTATAAATAGAATTGCACACACAGGTGCTGTAAGAACTACTAAAACAAATATTAGTTCAGGTGTTGCATTACAAACTGAATTTGAATTATTAAATGCTAGACTATCTGAGAAAGCTGATAATCTACAAATCGCTGAAGAACAATTATTTAGAATATATGCTTTATTCCAAAATGCTAAATTTGATGGAGAAATAAATTATCCTGATAGTTTCAATATTAGAGATTATGCAACTGATCTAATGTTCTATCAACAAGCTAAAGCACTCAATGTACAATCTCCAACATTATCAAAAGAAATTGATAAAGAAATTGCTAGAGCAGTTGTTGATGATGATGAGAAGTTAAATCAAATATTTGATGAGATAGAAATTAAATCAGAAGTTGGAGAATTTACTCAAGACGAAGTAGTACAAGAAGATCAAGAAGTAGCACAAGAGCAGATATAGATGAATGGCAGATATAGTCAAAGACGCAACAGAATATCGAATTAAGCAAATAGAACTTGCTGAAGCACAATATTACAAATCATTAATCACAACATTAGATAAGATAGAACGAGAAGTCGTTGCTACTGCATCAAGATTACCTTTAACTGATGGAAAGTTAGTAGAACTGCAATCAGCTATTGCAATCAGGCCACAAATAAAAGCTATTCTTGAAAGAGAATATTTAGCATGGTCAGATACTGTTGTTAGAGAGGGTTTTAATAAACAAGCTAAACGAATTGAAAAAGCATTTAAAAGAATTGGTAATATTCCTGTAGAGTTTCAAGAACTTACCAAAGGCGATCTAGCATTAATACAAAATTTAAAGCAACAATATTTTACTCAGTTTAAAGATGTATCAAATACATTCACAAGACGATTATCTGAAAAGGTCTACCAGAATACACTAATAGGAAGTGAATTTGCAACCCTAGAAAAAGAACTTAGACAAACAATTAATGGTATTTATGCTAGTTCAGATGACCCAGAAATAAATAGATTAGTTGATTTTGTTAATGAAAATAAGTTTATAGAGTCTAAAAGTGGTTCTGTAGATAAAGCTATCCAAACTTTACAATCTAAGTTTGCAAGAGATAGGGCTGGAGAGAATATGAAAAAGTATGCTGGTCAGATTTTAAATGATTCTTTGCGTGATTTTGATGCTACTTTGAACTTCAATAAGTCTCAAGATGCTGGTCTAACTTATGTTAAATACTATGGAGATGTAATTCCAACGACTAGGACTATTTGCAGAAATGTAATAAATGGGGTATATGATAGACGAAAAGGTGGACTTTTTACAGTTGATGAAGTCAGAAGATTATGGGCTAATCAAAGTTGGTCAGGTAAGAAATCTGGCGACCCCTTGATTGTTCGTGGTGGTTATAACTGTCGTCATCAATGGTCTTACGTCAATCCTGATTGGTATGACGAACAAGGCGAACTAATAATATAATATAGGAGAAACAATGTCCGAAGAACAAACAAATGTTGCACAAGAAACTGCAACTGAAACTAAACAAGAAACAACAGAAACAAATACTGAAGTAAAAGCAGAAACTAAATCAAATGTTTTTACTCAAGAACAACTTGATAATATAATCAAATCAAGACTTGAAGCTGAACAAAGAAAATACGAGAAAAGACTTCAAGAAGAAGAAAAGCAAAAAGCTGAAATTCTAAAACAAAAACAATTAGAAGAAGCTAAGACTAAACAAGACTTGGAAAAGATAATGCAAGAAAGATTATCTGAAAAAGAACAAGAATTGTTAAGATATAAAAATCAGATCAAGAAAGAAAAAGTAGATAATTCAATTCTTTCTGTAGCTTCAAACAATCAAGCTATCAATCCATCACAAGTAGTTGCTTTGCTTAAAGACGAAGTTAAATACACAGATGATGGTCGTATAGAAGTAGTTGATAATAATTCTAATGTACGATATAACGCAAAAGGAGAACTTTTAACAATCGAAGATCGAGTAAAAGAGTTCTTAGACAGCAACCCACATTTCCGTAAAGGGTCTTTGTCAGGTTCAGGAAGCCAGAGTGCTGTCGGTGGTAAAACTGTTAAACCTTTTAATCTACAGGACTTGGACTTAACAAAACCAGAAGATCGTAAAGCCTATGCAGAATATAGGAAGAAACGAGACTCAGGTGCTGTTGAGATTAATTTAAACAAATAAAACTTAATAGGTAATAACAATGGCAAACGAAAGCACAAGTTCTACACTATCGGAACTATACACAGAGATAGTGGCAGAGGCTCAATTCGTAGCATCTGAAAAATCCATCATGAGAAACTTAGTTAAAAACTATGCTATCACAGGTGGTGGTAAAGCAGTTGAAGTACCAGTTTATGCACAAGTAAGTGCGGCGGCTGTTGCAGAAGCAACTGACTTATCTAACACAGCGATTGACCCAAGTTCAGTTACTATAAC